AATGTAATTCCAATTTTAGCAAGAGATACAGGGACAATATGTAGATTTACCAATACAACTATTGAATTTAAGTTGTCAAATAAAGCATATTCTAGTGTATTACATCTAGGAGCAGAGCAAGGACTTATTAGAATAGATAAAAAAATGGATAAGGCAGATATTAAAGAAAAAACAGGTCCACAAGTGGAAAGTAAGAATAAATCAAATGTTGATAAAAAAATAAGTAAAGCTAAATTTGATATTGAATGTTTGTTAATTCCATTGATTAAGATAGGACAATTATTGGAGATAGAAAGCACTTTATTTAAAGGTCGAGTTGTAGTTAAAGAGTGTAATTTTGTAGCTAGTGGGCTTGAAAGCTTTACAGTATCGGCAAGTGTGGAGGTTGTGTAGATGATAGAAGTTATAAAAAATATGATAGATGATAGCTTAAATGAATTACATACAAGCCTAGCTTGTAAAATTACATCTGTTAATCATAGTGCCGGTACTTGTACAGTTCAACCTCTCGCAAAAAGAGAATTGTGCCAACAAATGATTAATTATCCTCCATTGATAGATGTTAGATTAGATTTTCTTAAATTTGGTGGTTGGAGCTTTCAAATACCTAGACAAGTTGGCGATATAGTATGGGTTGGGTTTAGTGAAACGGCTTTATCTGATGAAACAAGTCTTGAAAGATTTAGTTTAAATGAGCCTTACATAATTGGAAGTTGTGAAAGTGGATATGAAGCTAATTCAGATGACATAATTCTACAAGGTGCAGGAACTAGAATTGAAATAAAAGGTAACGGAGATATAACTATACTTGCAGGAAGTAATGAAACAACAATTACAAGCAATGTTACATTAAATGGAAACTTGACTATAAATGGAGATACAATTCAAAAAGGTAGCATTACAGCAACTGGAGATGTACAAGGAGCAGGAAAGAGCCTTAAAGACCATACACATAGCTATAATCCAGGAGATAAGCCTAAAACATCTACAAGCTCAACAGATTAGGAGGTGTAAATGACAAGTCCAAAATTAGATCGTGATTGTGAGTTAGTTTTTAATGATAATGGAGTTTGTGAGTTAGTAAGTAATGCAGAAGACTTAATACAAGCTATTAGAGTTGAGTTAGAACAAAACAAAGGACAATTTGCATTAAATACAGCTTGGGGGACTCCTTATTTAAATGAAGCTAACACAGGCATTTTACAACTTAAAGATAATAAAAATAGAATAATTCAAGAAGTCAGCAAAGTTATTAATAAATATGATGGAGTACAAAAAATAGAAAGCATTGAATTTATCGATAAAGAATTAGTTATAAACATTAAAATAAGTGGGGAGGTGTACACAATATGATAACAGATAAGGGCTTTATAGTACCAACTATAGATGAAATTTATACAAGAAAGCTAAATGACTTTAAAAGTGTAAAGCCTGATTTAAGAGAAACGGACAGTAACATTATAATCGCTTGGCTAAGATTTGATAGTGCTGAAGAGTATGACAGCTATTTACAAGCTTTAACAGCATTTAATGAATTATCAGTCTATACTGCAACTGGAAGCAACTTAAATGCTATAACTAGCCATTTAGGTATGACTTGGGAGAAAGAAAAAAAAGCAGTTGGCAAAATTACAGTTACTGCTGAAATAGGAACACAAATTCCACAAGCTTGGGGAATAGAAACTAAATCAGGAGTTAAGTTTGTAACTCTAAATACATCTACAATTACTACTACAGCAAGAGAGACAGAAATTGAAGTAATAGCTTTGGCAGGTGGAACAGATGGAAATGTAAGTTCAGGAGCAATAACAGAACAAACAGAAATTTTAACTGGAGTTATATCTATTAACAATAAATTGAATACATTAGGTGGAAAAGACTTAGAAACAGACACAGAGTTAAGAGAAAGATATCTAAAAAGGCTAGATAGAAAAAGTTCATTTACAACTGAGGGTATTAAAAATTATATCTTACATAATACAAATGTTAAAAAATGTCAAGTTATAGAGAATGATACAGATACATTTGATAGCGACGGCAGATTAGCACATAGTTATGAATGCATCTGTTATGGAGATACAAATGAAAATATTTTAAAAGCTTTATACGAGTATAAAATTGCAGGAATAAGAACAGTTGGAGCAATTACAAAGAATTTTGATGAAATATCTGTTGGATTCACTAGACCCACAGAAAAAACTGTATTCTTGAAAGTTGAAATTCAAGGTATTAAGGAAGTTTGGAAAGATGAATTCAAAAAAACTATAAAAGATATTTACTTAAAATACATAGATGAAGTTGAGCCAAACAGTACTATTTACTTATATAAAATTATTGGAGAAATATATAAAAATGTAAGTGGAATAAAAACTTTAAGAATAAAACTAGGAGATGTTAAGTACAACGAAAGAGAGCAAGATTATAAATTATCTAATAAAGAGGTTGCAGTTGCTAATGCTGATGATATAACTATCGAGGTGAATCTATGATACTAAGCAGAGTACCTCATATTTATCACGATACAATTTATTCAAAAAAGATGTTTGAAATAGCAGAAGCTAAGCATTTAAGAATAAGAACTATTTATAATTTGTTTTCTAATTTCAATGATATTGATAAATCAGAAGGTTATTTATTAGATGTTTTAGGTGGAAACTTTAAAATTCTAAGAAATGGACTCAATGATATAGAGTACAGAAAACTATTGAAGTTTGAAATAACATTATTACAATTTTTAGGAAGCCCACAGGAAATAATTAGGATCTTATCTGAGTATTTCAAATTAAATCAAACAGAATTTAGAATACTTGAATTATCGGGGAAAATTCTTATTTCTATTCCTGAAAAATTAGATAAAAAAGAAGTTTTTAGCTTAGTAAAAAAAATAAAAGGTGCAGGTGTAGGGCTAGAAGTTATCAATGGAATCTATGTAGAGGATTATCTAATATCAGAACTGCATGAGATGACATTAGAAGAAATAGAAAAGATTACACTAGCAAGAGACGAGTATTATATTGAAATGTACAGTTTATCAGAACTAGAAGCAATGACATTAGAAGAAATAGAAAAAATTAAAATTTCAAGGAGGTAAAAATGGCTGAATGGATAAACGACCCACAAGGTAGAGAAGAAATAGAAAAGGTTACAAAGGAACTAAAATTACCAGTTTGGAAAGCAAATCATAAAGGGAAATTTAGAGATTTTTGGAATGAACTATGGGATAAGATTGAGGATTATTGTATAAAACTAAAAGAAGGAACTAAAAAAACAGATGATAGATTAAATTCAGCTATTGGAAGAAATGATGGAGATTTCCCTATAGCAAATGCAGTTGTAGGTGATGTTTATTATTCAGATGTTACAAAGAAGTATTATAAATGTAAAGTTGGAGGACCTGCTCCAATGCCAAACGGAAATTTTATAGATATGTCTATATTAGAAAATCTTAATAGATTGGAAAATTTAATTACAAATGACAGTTATTCTCTTAGTATTGGAAATTTACTAATACAAGGCGGATATGCTATTAGTAGAGGACAATTTATATACTTTCCTAAACCTTTTCCAAATAAGTGTATATCTGTAATTTCTATAGCGAGTGGTAGTGGAATTACTGAAACTAACAATGACACACTCGTTATTGATGACGGAATTACAGAAAATGATAGAAGATATAAGTTTAGAGTTATGGCTAAAAGCTCAACATCTCAAGTTAGAGTAAATTACATTGCAATAGGGTATTAATAGGTTAAATTAAGTTAATTTTTCTCCATTGACCAAAAGGACTATTAAAAGCTGTTATAGCCCTGTAAAAAATAAATCCTTTTAAACTATACAAGATTTGCTGACAATAAGCACCATTTTCCAGAGAAAAAACAACTAAATAAAAGGCTTTACTATCATTATTATTCAATTCTTGGGGTAACCCTGAGATATTATTGCCCCATCCAGATGAAACGTAAAAACCAGCTTCTGTAATGTTATTTAGATTTTCATTATAAATATTTGTTAAACTTAACTTTGTTTTTTCCTCTTTAGTTGTGTATAAATTTTCCAATCTATACACATTTTAAAAATCTATCTGTGACGGAACAGATAACCTAAAATACTAAAAATTTTGAAAGGAGTAAATTATGTATTATATATATTCAAAAGAAAAATTACCAAAACTATTATTTGATGTAAATTTAACATCTGATGAAGTTAAACTTTATGGAGGTTGGGACGTTATTTTTGGATATTATCCTAACGTTCAAAAAGACAATTCAACGATAATTGAAAGAGATACACCATTCAACTATCCAATTTTTGATAATAATACAATTAGAGAAATGACAAGAGATGAAAAAGTTGCAAACGATATCGAAATAACTCTTGAAGTTGGAGAGTTTATAGAAAATAAAAAGATAATAAAAGTACCAAAGCCTCAGGGTAATGATAAATATCTAAATTGGGATAAAGATAAACACTTATGGATATTAGACACAGAAGCACAAAAAAAAGATTATTTTGATGTTATAGATAACTTTAAAGCGACATCTTTAGAATATGGATTTGATTATAAAGTTGAGGGGAAAGAACATAGACAAAGATGTCGTGATAAAGATATAACATCATTAGCTTCAAATATAACTATTATGTTAGCAGAAAAGACTATTTATGGTAAAGAAAAAACGATAACTTGGTATTTTGAAGATAATTTTGGTTTAAGATTAGATCTAGAAAAATCACTAGTGTTGGCTAGTTATGGAAAAACTTTTACTCAATCTGTATATGATGCAGAAAATTATTTCAAGACTAAAGTTAATCCTTTTCCATTAACAAAAGATGAATTTGAAAAAAAGAGAAAAGAAATACACTCTAGCTTAGCAAAAAGCTAATTTAAAGAGTTTTTATAACTAGACATAGTTTTATATGACTATGCTTTATAAAACGCTTTTAATGGCTTATTATAAAGTCAAATTTTTATAATCTGTCATTTTAAATATAATTTTTACTAATTTTATATTTAAAAAAAGAGATTTTTAAGTTTTATCGCAAATTTTAACGATTTTTATAATTAGGAGGTTATATGTTTAGTTTGTCAAATACAAGTATAGAAAAAATGAATGGAGTTCACCCAAATGTTGTAAATTTTATGAAAGAACTTATAAAAGAATCTCCATACGATTTTAAAATTACTTGTGGAGTTAGAACTGCAGAAGAACAAAATCGTGAATATCAAAAAGGAAGAACTGTTTTATATGACGGAAAAGGAAATAAATTAAGTAAAGTTAGTTGGTGTGATGGATATAAATTAAAATCAAAGCATCAGGTAAAAACTGATGGATATGGATATGCTGTTGACATAGCTGTCTTGGAAAAAGAAAAATACACAGATAAGAAAACTGGAGAAGAAAAAGAAAAGACAGTTGCTAGATGGGATTATAAATATTACAAAGCTATTTATGATGTTGCTAAAAGTAAAGGGCTTATTGATAAATATAATATAGTATGGGGTGGAAATTGGAAGCAAAAAGACTCTGTACATTTTCAACTAGGAACAGCTGATAATGTTCAATTTAGGAGATAAGGAGGAATAAAATGGAAATATCTAAACTTAAAACAATGCCAATAGATGATAAATATTGGGAAGTTATGGAGGATTATTTTTATCAAACATCAAGAGGAGTTATAGTTGTTCCAAAAGGTTTTAAGACTGATTATGCTTCTGTTCCTAGAATTTTCAGGAATATTATAAATTCATACGGTAAACACGGCAGAGGTGCAGTTGTTCATGATTGGCTATATTCAAGTCAATGTAAAACTGACATTACAAGAGAAGAAGCAGATAAAATATTCCTAGAAATTATGGCAGAATGTGGAGTAAATAAAATTAAAAGAAATTTTATGTATAGAATAGTTAGAATCTTTGGATCTAGTCATTTCAGAAGAGGTGAGTAAATGGAAGATTTTTTAATAAGTGCTAAAAATGGAATTGCTATGGTTTGGACTGGTTGGATATCTGTTCTTGTTTGGGCTTTAGGGGGCTTTGACTTATCCGTAAGAGTCTTAGTATTTCTTATGCTGGTGGATTATGTAACTGGAATATGGGCTGGATACATAACTAAAACAGTTAATAGTGCTAGAGCCTATAAAGGGATAAGCAAGAAAGTCTTTATACTTATAATAGTTTCATGTTCCTCAGTTATAGAGCAGCTTGTGCCTAACGTTGGAATCCGTAATTTAGTTATAGTTTTTTATGTGGCTACAGAGTTTCTATCTGTTATAGAAAATGCAAGTAAGCTAGGATTGCCTATTCCTGAAAAATTAAAAATTGCATTAGAGCAATGCAAGGGAGATAAATGTAATACTAAAGATGCGGATCCAAAAGATATAAAGCCAGAAAAATTAAAAGAGAAAGATTTCGATGAAGAGATAAAATAA